CATCATGGAGAAGCTGAAGACTGTATCATTTTCGCGTTGGCTAGTATCACTGGTCGTCCGATTTTATTCCATGCCATTATGGAAAACGGTGCAGTCTTTTACCGTTTACCCATCTCTGCATTTATCCAAAAAGGCTATAATGTCAAAGAGGTTCCTAGGATGCGACTTGATGAGCTGGAGTTATGGAATTGCTTTAGTTACTATCCTAGCGTTACTTCTTTTGATCTCTTGGACGGTCAGTCCGGTAAATACATAGGAAAAGACAAAAAATGGTATTCAGGAGCCTATCTTTTTACAGTTGACTGGGCTCATCCCGAGAGTAATATTGTAGATACTGATCATTCAGAGATACCGCACGAACATAAGTGCGCTCACATAATGGCCTTGGAAAATGGTAATTATGCAGCTCAGCCAAACAATAGAATAATATGGAGTATTCCTTCATTTACTGTTAAAGATGAAATTCCTTTTGACTGGAAAGTACAAACTAGCGAATGGAACGTTGAAGATAGTAGAAAATGGAAAACAGAAGATAGTGATAAATTCTTCTATAACATTGAGGAGACCAAGGATGACTAAATGGATTAAAAAGTTTTGGGATTTTTTGAATAAAGATGGCTGAAACTAGATGCAAAAGTTGCAATTGTTTATGCCATTGTTCTGTACGAAACCATTCTGATATGCTAGGTATATGCCCGTGCCAAATGTGTAAGTGTGGTTCAAAAGGAGTCACCGTTGATGACTCAAAGGAATGTGAAACATGTCAATAGATCTAAAAAAATGTTGTGGTACGCACTCCAAAGAAAAAGAAGACAACGGAGAATGCTGTCAAACAAAAGAAAAAGACAACGCAGAAGCGTTGACGTATGAGAATGAAAACAAAAGGAGCAACAATGAATAAATTATTCTTGGTGTTAGCCCTATTATTTGCCCTGAGCGCCTGCTCGGTGGGCAAAAAATGTACTTATACTCAGGATGGAACTAAAATTTCATCTTATGTATGGTTTTACAGTGGCGACAAACCGATTGATTTAGACAAAAATAATTGCACCTAAGACAAATTAAAGTCGTCGCCATTATTTTTATACTCTGCTATTTACTAGCCAGTTGTTTTGCTCGAACGGTCACTAATGCCCAAGAAAAGAAACTATATCGCACAACTCTTACGATTCAGAATATTTCGTCAACGCATTAAACCTAACAAGAAAAAATTTAACAGAAAGAAACTGAAAGCCTTGCAACACCTTAAAGATATGCTAGAGTAAGAAAATGGTTAAACCGAGATACATTAATAATGAAGTAATTGTGCCTAAACCAGGGCCCAAACAAATTAAAGATGAATCTTATTTTATAGGACGGGCACCTTACGAAGAAGAAACAACTGAAGTTGAAGTTGAGGTTGATGATGGAATTAAACAACCTCACTTAGATAACAGTGAAATCGAACCTTCAGAATGGTCAAATTTATTTAAAGATGAAAAAGATTAATTATAGATTCGGCGATGATGTTTTTGGAGGAAGAGTAAGAATCCAGACTGAAGTTGTTAACGGAATATGTCCTACCTGTCATCAGCAAGGAGTTTTAGTTTCTCTTTTTAAAACTCATTATCGCTGTGTTACCTGCGGTTCAGATCTAGAACAGAAAGTTAATGGAGTCATTAGTTATATTCCTGCGGGAAATCCTAATACCAAAATGGTATTAGAAAAAGATGGCTAACAAACCTTTATTTGGCGTATCACATTACAAGAAACAAACACCTGTTAAACGGCCCGGACGTCATGCTAAACACTATTCCAAACGCATCCCTAGCCGATCACAAAACAGAGGCCAGGGTTAATTATTTATAAAATTAATAAATCTCTCCGTCGGAAAGAATTCCAGCAGAGAGATATAGAGAGGGATGAATTACTTATTTATTATCACAATCTTGCCACAATTGTCAATAAGTAGGAACTAACCTACAATTATACTTGGTTCCCATCTGCATATCATTGACCTTTTTAAAGCCAATAGTTGCTAAAATTTTTTTAGATTGTGTATGAGCATCTCTGGAACATTCATACCAGCTATCATACAAAGTAGGGAATTCCACAGGAGGATAGCATTGACTTGTACCCCCTAAAAACGAGCACACCCATATTATTAATACATATTTCATCTTGACAGCTTTTTAGTATTTGTATATTATCCTACATTATACACAGGAGATTTATGACAGATATAACTAAATACAAAAACGTAACACTTACTAAAGAAACATATAGCCACATTCAAACATTGAGTAAAGAAGTATTTGATATTCCCATCAGTTTATCAAAAACTATTCAATATTTGGCAGAAAAAGAACTAGAAAGAAAAAAGAAAAATTCCCATGGGAAGAGCAAATAATAGTTTTACAAGTTGGGTTGGCCCCGCGGCAGAGATTGATGAAGAAAGAGTAACTCTTCCAGAAAAAGATCTCTGGGTTGCAGTACTTTGCCGGGCAGTTGTAGACGCCTGTAAGGGTCCTCCTGCTTTAGACTTAACGAGTCGTGCCAACATTTCTCATCATAATCACTACAAATATGACCGTCGAGCAGCACGTCATTTCTTTATGGAAGGTGGAAAACATTTCAGAGAGATTTGTGAAATGGCTGGACGCAATCCTTCTTATGTTCAAGAAAAAATTAGAAAAATAATTTTGAGAAAAAGTGGTTGGAACGTAGATGTTCCTATCACTTCTCATTATCGACAAGGACCTAAACGAAAGAGAGGAAGACCTAAGAAAAAACATTTAACAGGAAATTCTTACTATGCAGCGGTGAGTAAAAAAGGCGGTAGACCAAGGATGTATAATGGGATATAAAGCGATTTGCGACAATTGTAAAGGAAACGGATATATTTATGTTACTGATACAAAGGGAACAACAGAACCAAAACAGTGTTGGGAGTGTGAATCAGAGGGCGAGATCAATTGGTCTCAAGCTCAGGTTGATGATCTTATTTACAACACTTATTATCGTAAGCGGCTGCACTGAATTTGCAATCCTTATGAGCGGGAGTTCTATGGCCCTCACCCAGAATTCTTACGCCAGGATGTATAATGGTGTGGATTTTTTAACGGTGATCACGACAGAAAAAAGTATAAAGGGGCATGCCTATGATAGCGCAAAGAAAGCATTGACAGAATTAAAGGAAAGAAAAAAATATATTTATGACAACACAATCAGTATCTTTGGAAACAAGCATTAAAGTTTTAAAAGAAACTATTGCTTGGTTTAAAAAACAGATTGAACCTCATGATTGTGGTTGGATGCACACCACGATCTCGGGACTTAATCACAGGATCCAATTTTTAAAGAAAGAAATAAAAAAGAATCAACCCAAAGAGACTTGGCTTAAGGGCTATAACAAACATAAAAAAGACTATGACCAATGGAAGAAGGAAAGGTGTCCTCATAATTAATGTATAAACCTTTACCAGATTCTCTGACTATTAAAACTTCTAAAGTTGATGGGCTTGGATTGTTTGCCAAAGAAGGCATTGGCCAAGGGACCAACCTAGGGATGAGCCATCTTGAAATTGGAGAAAAAGTGATTCGCACACCACTTGGAGGATTTATTAATCATGCTGATAATGACAATTGTGTGAAGGTTGAACTACCTATGACGAACGAAAAATTCGACTATAAGAAATGGAATCTAGTAACTTTACAAGACATTAAGGAAGGAGAAGAGTTAACGGTACGCTATACATTCTACAAGGTATGAAAATAAAAAAGGAAAATTTAGTGACGCCTAAAGAATCTACAACTATTAAAGAGCTTCATGAAGAATGGGCTGTAAAAAACGGATACCAAGAAAATGAAACACTTAATTCTCAAAATACTACTCGCTTTAAAGATGGCGCCGAAAGATAAAGATCTTCAAACACTTTATACTCGTATCTTTAGCGATGCGATGAAGTATACCGATCAATTTAATGTTCAAATGGTAGCAGCGACCTATATTGCCATTGCCATGCGTTTATACAAAACCAGTCTAACTCCGCAAGAATATGAAATGATGATCGAAACGATTATGGAAACTGAAGTCACGCCTTACTTTAAAGATAAGGAGACGGTACACTAATGCGCTATGAATACACGATAACCAAAGAAAGCGGAGAAGCAGAACTCATGCACGCCATGAGCTGGAAGAAACTATTTAAAAGCCTCTTGCTCAAGTACCCAAAGTTTAGTGGATGGTGTACGTACTTTAATAAGAAGGGACACGTCCAGGTCAGAAACTTTAACCAGGGAAGAGAAACAAAAAAGCTATGAAAATAATAATGATACTAGCCACAGGCGCACTCATCACGTTTCCGGTAGACAGAAGCGTTATACCCGACTGTTTTAGTCAGGGTTATGCCATTCTACAAAAGGTGGCAACCTACCATGGACCTGAGGAAAAAGGTGAAGATCAAGGTTGGGTTTTGAATGATTCTAATTTGCAAGTAGGAGGATGGTATTGTCAATAGAAAGGAAAACAATGACAGAAAAACACACGATAAGTTATTATTCCAAGTCGGATGGTAAAAAGCTCAAACGGCCTTACGACCCTGACTCGGATATGCAGTATGAGTTCACGGCGAAGAGCACTGGGAACTTGTGCAAAAGGTATTGGGATGTTTCCAAGAACGGCTGGCGTACAGCTAAAAGTAGATGGAAGATCTCGCCGGTGAAGAAGTGAAAGAACAACTAACATTTGAAAATCTTTTACCAAAAGAAAAGGAAACTCCGGAAATAATTCCTATTCGTGCCAACGGGCTTCAACCTAGAAAATTGGAAGATGTAATACCCGATAGTGATATTTTGCGGGACACCTATATTATTTATCCCGATGGGGGATATCATCCTTTTTATGGAGTTCCTAATACACTACCACGATACCAAGAAAAAATATGGCCTTTTATAAAAAGAATTAAATTTTCTGAAAAATTTACTTCAGAAAAAAAAAGAAATAGTGCAAGAAGCACTAACTTAAGAAAAAACACCACTCTTTCACAACTAAATCCTTATTGGAGTGGTATGTATTTTTTCATAAATCTGAATTTAAATGAACGAAGGATACGTAATGAATATACATCTATTAGAAAAAACGGAAAACATCAGAAACGATGGAAATACCAGACAATAAGTTCACCTGTACATAGATTAGTCACCTTATCCTGGCTTCCTAATCCAGAAAATAAACCACTTGTCATGCATATCAATGACGATGCAACAAACTATCTCAGAGAAAATTTAAAGTGGGGTACGCATGGAGAAAATGCAAAAGGAAGCCTGCTTAGACGCCCCGGTGGAATGGAACAGAAATATTTAAATCTTGTTGATAAAGGAGTGATAAAAGGATGATCTGGAATAAACAATTCAAATACCCTAACTCCCAGCGCAGTATCAAGGGAGAGTACGACATCAACAAGGCGCTGCTGCCGAGCGTGACGACCGTTCTGAACGCGACGCAACCTGAAGACAAGCGCAAGTCCCTAGACAAGTGGGCTCGACGCGTGGGCGAGGATGAAGCGACCAGGATCAAGGAACTAGCGGGCAGACGAGGAACCGCCATGCATTTTTATTTACAAAAACATCTGGATCCAGATTGTAAAGGCTATATGGATATGACTCAGGTGGGACGAGTGGCTGAACCGATGGCTAAAAAAATTATTGAAAAAGGAATGAAAGACCTGACGGAAATCTGGGGATCAGAAGTGACAGTTTACTATCCCGGACTCTATGCGGGTGCAACCGATGTCGTAGGAATCTATGACTATTCTGAAAGTATTGTCGACTTTAAACAGAGCAACAAGCCCAAGAGAGGCGAGTGGATCGCCGACTATTTCATGCAGCTAGGCGCCTATGCCATGGCGCATAACACTGTTTATGGAACCAAGATCGATCAGGGAGTCATCCTGATGTGTACGCCGGATTGTTATTTCCAGAAGTTTGTCGTTCGCGGCAAGGAATTTGTTAAACATCAACACAACTTTTTAAGAAGACTGGACCAATACTATGAGGAAAGGAACAAGTGAAAAAAAAATGTACGAAGTGTGGTGAAGTAAAATCTTCAACTTATTTCCCGAAAGACAAAAATAGAAAAAATGGTCTTCATCCTTATTGTAAAAAATGTGTTAATGATGGAATAACCAGGTTTAGAAATACAGAAAAAGGATATTTAAAAATGAGATATAATGCCATGAGGGTGAGAGAATTTGCGAAGGACAGGTGGGGTCGAAAAAGTAAATGCCATTTCACTTTCGACGAGCTCCTTGCTGCATGGGAAAAACATAAAAGTATATATGGAATGAAAAGTGCCTGGGGACCAGGGATTGATCATTTAGAACAGCACTTACCAATAACAATGAGCCAACTGGGAAAGGGACGGTTGGGAAAAGCAGGAATAATCAAAGGATCTAAAAGGACACCTAGTAATTTAAGTGTAGACAGACTGGATTCAGGGCGAGACTACACTTTACAAAATATAATATTTATTCGTAGTGATGAAAACGCAAGGAAAAATAGCACCTCCTACGAAGACTGTAAGATACAGATAAGATTACATGAAGAAACATTTAAAAATGAAATTTAGAAATAGGGCCCGCACATTGTAGGGTTTAATGGAATCCTAAAGCTGACTTAGTCGCGGTTGCCCTAAGCTTCCAAGCTAAGTTGGCATCCATGAAAGGAGATAAAATGAATCAAATTAGACAAAAAGCATGGGAGAGCAGTATCAATTTGAGAAACACTGTCAAAAGAATAACCTAGTAAAACTCAGAGGGGTTGATAGATTTATTAAGCAGCTCTTGGAAAGAGTCAGTCCTGTCAGAAGAAAAATGGGAGATGAATGGGCTCTAAATTTTATTCTTGGATACTGTAAAGAGCAACTTGAAAGAAATATAAAATATAGGAAGCGTTCTAATGACGCTTTAGATCATAAAAGTACTATGACCCTAGATGATAAAGAAAATGAATAGACTAGAAGAAAGGAGGAAAAATGGAAAAAAACATCGTTAAACGATTCATAACATGGCGAATTAATGGCATGATTGTGGCAGAAAAAAGGCTTAAGGCGTATTTGAAGGCTGACACGAAGCCAGGAGCAAGCGACAAGGAGCTAGATGGACTGTACGTAATGATTTCTAAAGAACTAAAAGCTATTTCTGACATGCAAAATGAAATTATCACGCTACAGTTGATAGATGAAGAAAATCAAAAGTGAGGTTTTATGCGGGTGATCACGTAGATCACGTATATAGAGGCTCCCAGCTTTTGCATGATGTGCGAAAATGATTCTTTTTTACACGTGATCTTCGTGATCCTTCTAGAAGTGTTATGTATCAACACTTTTCAATCGATATCTTATATCACGTGGGTGTGATCCCATAGATTGAATAGGGGCACGCGCGTATGAATGGTTTAAAAATATTGAAAAAAGCCTAGAAGGTTCTATAGGGGTATTATATGGTAGGTCGTAATAGGAAATTTGAAGGTCACTCTGATTGGATGAATGAGTTTAATAAGATTCATAATCCTGACTACTACCATGACAAGAAAACCCAAAAGAAGAAAACCAAGAAGAAAAAAACAGGTCGTGGACGCTACACAGCCAAACACAATCCCGTATTTAAAATATCGAATTGAATGGATGGATATACTTTCTGATTCAGGGTGGGCGACCGATAGAGAATTTGAAAGAATGAAGTTAGCCTTTCCGGTGAATGAGGGTTGGTTGTTTAGTAAAGATAAGCAGAACATTAAAATGTTTGCATCTTATGACAAAGATGCAGATACAAATGAGATTACTTTCGGGGATAGAACAATGATCCCTTTGGCTTGCATAAAGAAGATGGTGAAGATTAAGTAATGGATGAAGCGGAGTTTGGTATTGACGATATTAGTGAAGAAGAGTACAACAAATTAAAGGAGAAAAATAATATGACAAAGAAAAAGAAAAAGAAAATAGTTAAGAAGAAAAAGAAAAAAACTAAAAAGAAAAGGAAATAATATGAATAAAGCTGTTAAAAAGTTAAGAAAGCTTAAAGATCAATTAGATAAGATTGAAGAAAAAGAAGATGATATTTTATCTCAGATTGATGAAACTATTGACGAATTAGAAGAGTCTAACGACGACTAAGATGTGGAATCCTGATCGGATTTTGTTTTTATTGGTGTCAGGGGCTGTGGTAATTGTTTGGATTCATCTGTCGCTTCGATATCTATAACATCTTCGGGTGTTATATTAATAATTTTACGATTGCTTTTTAACAGCTCAGCAATTTCTTTATTCATTTCCTGTTCATCTTTATCATCATCTAATTTTCCGTGTAGAATATGTTTTTGTTCTACGTAAAGACCCCCTGCTTTCCCACGCATATGTTCAGCATTAGCTGCGGCTGAGAAGGATCTGTGTTTGAGTGCCTGGTCCCTGATTTTAGCCAGCTCTGTCACATGTCTGCCATAATTCACTTTGAAACGGTTACGTTGTTCTTCTCTGAGATCACCAATGTATTTAACTACTAGTGGAGATTGTTCTGGATTTTGTAATTCAGACGCTTCTTGTCGTGAACGGTTTTCGCTATAGCCTGCTTCAATAGCACATTCATAACCAAACTTACGCCCTTCATGCAGAACTACTAATTCTGCAAATCTTCTTTGCATTTCTGTTAATCTTTTAGGAACTCCCATAGTTGACAATTTAAGGTAACAATTGTAAAAAGTCAATGTGGATAAAGACAAATATATATGGAAACAAAGGAATGAAATACTACACAAAAAGGTGAATAGACAGATGACAGAAATAAAAGACTTACATAAAAAGAGTGAAACTATTTTTGATTTGGCTCGGAGATTTCCTAATAAAACGTATGTAGAATTGGAAAAGTACAGAGATGCAGATAGACAGGAGGAGGCTGATAGCATTCCTTTGACTGAATCTCAAAAGAAACAAGAAGAGCTAGAACCTCTTGCAAAAGGTGTTTGTGTGACTGGCGCCTTGAGGAAAGATAGGGAGCCCGAATCCGATTTGGATAGAGCGAAAAGAAACAGGGATGATTTGTATGATAGAGTGGCTGAACTCATTGAGATTAATGAGTCTCACCAAAAATTAAATGGAAAATTACAGGAGAGAGTGATTGAATTAGAAGAGGATAATAAAAAAATGGCACGTCAGATTGAAGATAAGATTAATAGAATAAGAAAGTCAGGAATGTAATGTTGAAAGGTAGAGATCTTATTATGATCTTTGACCGATTTGTTGGTCCGAAGAAAGGGAGTGGAGTTGCGCAGGATGCCCGAGTTCAAGTTAGGACTCCCGATGGTAGACATTATGATTTAAAAGGTGTAGACCTTGTTGAGAATAAAATTTTAGGTTCCCGAGAAACTCACCGAATTGTTATTTCTACCCATGAGGAAGTGGCTCTTATGGGCAAACCTAAGTTGATTTTATAATACATCTGTTACCTTAAAATATTATGGGACCAGAAAGAAAATTATGGCATGAGCTTAAAAGAAGTACACCACAAATTAGATGGACAAGGATTGAAAATACTAGCCTACTTGGTACTCCTGATCTATTGGGTTACAATACTTCTGGCAGGTTTTTCACTGTTGAGCTAAAGGTTACAAAAAGTAATAAAGTTCTATTTTCGCCTCATCAAATTGCATTTCATATCACCCATCCGAAGAACTCTTACATTTTAGTAAAGTCGCTCGTTCAGAGAGACTTAAAACTTTTTCCAGGAACACAGATCCAGCAGCTTGTGGCTTGCGGCTTTAGGCTTGAAGCTTGTAGCTTGGGGCTTAAATCAGTGATTGAGACGCTTGACGCTTGCGGCTTGTAGCTTGAGGCTTGCTGCTTGCGGCTTGAAACAAGTAACCAGGCTGTCCAGGCTTAGTGTTTGGGGTATGAGACATTGGCTACCTCCCGGCTCCAACAGTTCCGGCAGCTCTTGCACTTGTTGCCCTGCTTTGAAGCGGGGCATGTGAAGCTGCCAGTACTAACTGTTGACGTCCAGGGCCAAAATTTCATCGGCGCCTGGTCGATCATATGGGAGGACATACGAATTAATAAATTTTTTGGAATGCTATCTGTATTGAGTGGTAAAAACTTGGCTTCTCGTGTTGGCAGCCAGTGGCTGGTCTCTGGCGTCGCTTCACATACTTCAAAAATTCGTTTTAAATGCCAGGCTGATTGCAAGTCGCCGGAATCATGCCACCTGAAAACCTCTTCGCCTTTAATTAAGACCGTCATAGCCAGGACCCATTGCGGGTGCTTCAGGCTCTCCATCCTGCGAGCTAGCGCCAGTCGTACATTGTTGAAATTGTATCGTCCCTTCAGGGCATAACATCCTTTACATACTGAGCCGGGAATTTTGACTAATTTTGATCCAGTTATGCATGCCTGAGCTGGTAGGTTATACGCTGGCCCAGGCATTTTTGATGGCTTAGACAATCCTCCGGTTATTTCTTTCGCTTCTTTCTTTAACATTATATCTTTCTAATTTTTTGAGCTATTGCCTACTAACTTGTAACTTAAGGGTTCGGATAGCTCAATTTTTTATACTATTGAAATGTGTTCATACTATGACGCTTGTGGCTTGCAGCTTGCGGCTTGCGGCTCGATTCTCTCAGGCTTGGCGCTTGCAGCTTCTGGCCATTAATAAAAATCTTAGGGCCAAACTTCTCCCAGGCATTGCTCATGATCTTTAATTCCAGGCCAATCGTTGCCAGCTGCTGCGGCGTCGCGTGACTAACTTCTATTGTGAATTTTTTCATCTTTTTATTCGTGCCAAATATTCATATATGGGCTGAACGCCTGCGCCTCCAGCTCTTATTTTTTTCTGAAATAAATCTACTATATTTCTTCCAGCGGCATTTAAAAAAAGTTTAGCAAGTTTTCGTACTTCTGGTTTTTCCTTGTTATTGTCTTCAACTAAATGTCCCTTATAATAAACTATGTCTTGGGGCGCTTTAGCTGTATTAAGCCATGTTTCCATTTCTTTCATATTTCTTCTTTCTGTGTTTCAAATTTATAGCCTAATTTTTTAATGTTGGCTATAGTTGTTAAACAAAATGTTTTTGATCCAGCAATACAACTAAATAAAATTGCATTTTGACATACTGGATATATTAACTCATTACCATAAACATTTTTCTTTTTTACTATTAACGTTTTATCTTTCATGTTTTTATCCTACTTTTTAATTGTGTCCGTTTCAAGGCGCTTGCAGCTTGAAGCTTGCGGCTTATTAACTTTAAATATTCTTCCGCCCGTGTTTGATCCTCCGTAGTACTTAGGCGGTCCTATAGAGTCTAGAAACTTTTTGCACTTCTGGACGTAGCTGCGCGGGAGATGTTCATCCCGCGAAGTAAAATATCTTAACAGATTAAGACTCATAAATTGGCCAACATGGCGTTTGGAAACACAATCATCGGGTTGAGTCTTTTTTGATCCACCCTGAACCATTCACCATCGCGTTTTACCGCTGCGATCTGGTTCGAGTAAATCGAGCCGATCTCATCGAACAGCCCAACCTCTGAGCCCTTCACCTCAACCAGGATGGTGCTCTTCAGGCCTCGGCCTTGCTTAGGTGATTCCTTGACAATGCCAGTCACCAGCGGCGTGCTGCCGAGATGGCTGTGCTTGATCCGGTCACCCTTCTTCAGGTCCTCAAACAATATTTCTTTCATAGTCCTCCATTGGTTAAAATCTTATCCTATATTATCTTATAACTGTTGTCAAGCTGCTTGATGCTTGGAGCTTGTGGCTTGCAGCTTTTTTCTTTTTTTAATTTTTTGGCCACGTGAGATCTTTTTAGACTAATCGTTGGGCAACTAGAGTATGAATGATCTCACTTGACCCGGGACCCAGCCTATCTGTGTACAATTTAATGTCCTGACTGGATCCCGGCTCAAGTTTATTCAGTTAAATATAACCAGATCGCTCCAGCTATAAATAAGAATACATAAAACCATAAACTTTCTAAGATCATTTTTTATAACGTCGGCTTACAATTTTCTTAGCAAGTCTCCACGTTTTTTCCATTTCTTTTGCTTTGTTAAATGATTTCGTTAATTGGTCATTTTTCCATTGTTCTCTATCCAACTGTGCTAATCTCATTTGAGAATATAAGAACAGGCAAAAACCACCCACTATTAAAAACAGTCCAATGTATAATACTATGTTGTAATTAATCATTTATTCCTCATCAGTTTTGCAATCAATACACAGATTTTTTGCTCTGTCCGACCACTCGTCATTTTTGGGTGTGCAACCACAATCATGACATTTATTAGCAAACATTAAATCAAGTGTGTTTTGATATGCTATTTCTTTATTGTTCATATATTATGTAAGATAATGTGTTGACTTCTAAAAGTCAAGAGTGTATTTTAATTTAACTGAAAGGACATAATGAGTAGATTAAGACTAAATCAAGAACTAAGAAATAAGATCAGTAGTCGTTGGAGAGTTCATGCTGAACAGGAAGAAACTGACGAAAAAGAAAAATACTTTGAAGCAAGAGAAAGTATCAAACCTGAACAGGATAAAGCATGGGATTTAACTCACACTATTGTTCGTAGACATTATACTGATGATGATGTTGTAAAGGCAAGATATCTACAAGACAAATTTGACAATGTAGATACTATCGCAAGTGATAGTTGCTTTCATTTGGGTTACATGGGTAAAGCCGAAGAACGTGATGATGATGACAATGTTGAAATGGTTGATAAAAGAATATCACACCATTTTGATTTTAAAATTGATGGTGGAATAAATGGTCAAGATAATGGTAGTCGTGATCATGATTTTGCCCATGCTTATTTTCGTGATGAACTGAAAGCACAAGATAATTGCAATCCAGACATCAACATTGAAATGGCAGACAAGGAACGCAATCCACATCAAACTAAATTTCAAGATGCCAATGCCAAGTATCTTGGAACGAATGGTGGAAGGGATAATCAAACTTCTTATTCTAAAGAATGGAATGATGATTATAAGTTAGATTTAATTGGTCGAGAATATTGTCGTAATAGACAACTCGATTGTTCTAAACAAGAGTTTGACCAATTAATGATATGGCAAGTTGCGAAGGGCAAGTTAATTCAATGTCATCATAATTGGATTAAATCTGTCTTAACTCAAATGAAATTCATTAAAGATGTTATCAAAGGATATAAATACCTTGATGAAGCATTAGAGTTTGCAAAAGAAAGTGGCTTGAATATTAATGATGCAGAAATCATTAGAACTAATAGTACAGGATTAGTTATGTACAATCCTAAAAATGCCGCTGAAATGTTAAAGTCAATGAAGAATAAATCTCAATCAAGAGAACAAAAGATCTTGGCAAGACAACAATACAATCAACAACAATCAAAACAATAGTCTTTACTTCAACTGTTATATGTGGGATAATCCTACATATAACAGAAAGAGGATATATGAAAGAACTACTAAAACCGAATACTACATGGCTTGTAGTCAAATGGGTTCATTATGATAGTCCAAGTTTTACTGACGATTATTCTGTACCTAAAGCAACAAATAATAAAGGTAAAGCAGATCAGTATTTACATAGTTTAAATATGTTGAATGACAAGAAAGACACGTCTTATTTTATAGTTGAGGTGCCAAGTGAATAATACTTTAAAAGAACAAATACTAAAAATGAAAGAAGAGGATTTATTTCTTATTACTTACTATGCTAAAAAGTATAGAGAAATAATTACAAGAAAAGGGAAGATAGATCATAAGACTAAAACTTGGACTACACCAAAAGGTAATCTGTGTTTTTGCTATCATGATTTAGATGCGGAAACTATGAACCCTTATCGAACTGCAACTAATCCAATTAAAATAGAGAGGATAGTATGAAATATTGCCAAGGGCCAAAGTGTCATGAGTATAAAACTAAAGATAGAATACGAGGTAGTAA